TAACCGTTAGCACCTACTCCAGCAGCAGCAAATCCACCCAATGCACGAACGTAAGCTCTGTAAATGTTAGAAGAAACATAGATTTTCAAATCTTCTTTTCCATAAAGAGCAGCAGGACAAGCATCAACTATTTTACCAAGCTCTGTAATTACGTTAGCAGCAGTAACAGTAGTTCCAGCAACCTCTTGAGCAGAAGGTAAAGAAGCATCAGTTGTTAATTGTGTCATGATACCAGCGAACTGACCAGCAGTTGCGTTAACACCTTGCCAAATAGAAGTTTCCATTCCAGCAGCTACTTTCTCAGCAGCGTGTGCGATTAAGAAATCTGCAAAAGACTTAGGTAATACGTCAAATGCAGAGTAACCCATTTGGATAGCATCCCAATCTGAACGGAAATCTGATTTACACAAAGTCAAGTTAACTTGGAAAGATTCTGGTTGAAGAACTCTTTCAGTTAATGTAATTGTTGAAGTAGGGTCATAATCACAAGTTGCATTTTTGATAATGTCATCAGTAGCTACTCTTTTGATTACCTGTTTGTACTTCACGTTTGGCATGATAGTCATACCGCCTTTTTCTAAAGTTGGAGCAGACAATAAAGCTGCTGCAATATACTTACCTGAAAATTCACCAGCGTAAGTAGTTGTGATTGAAGTTGTTGTTGGCATTTTTTTTTATTTAAAAATTAATTATTACTTATTTAGTTTTTCTAATACTGAATCCATAATAGTGCGTGGTCTTTTAGACGCAATTTTAATAGATTCTACTTTGTTTTCGTTTTCAGGGTTGAAAGAAATTGGTTTAACTTCTGAAAGTTCTACTTCTTTTTCTTCTTTCAATTTGCTTAATTCAGCTTTTAAAGTTTCGTTTTCAGATTGTAGTTTTTCGATTTCAGAAAAGAATGTTTCTTTAACTACTGATTCGATAGTTTTTTTAGGAGCTGTTTTTGAAGTTTCCATTTCTTCTTTCTTTTCAGTTTCTACTTCTACTTCTGCCTCAGGAGCTTCTACTTCTTCTTCCTCTACTTCTTTCTCTTTCACTTCTGCGATTATCCCTTCTTCTACTACTACCAAAATACGACCATCTTCTAATTCGTATTCTCCAACAGGAACAGGTATTTTTTGTTCGTCTTCTGTTACGATAAAGATTTCGTTTCCAGCTTCGAATACATCAGCTTCTAAAACTGTTACACCGTCAGCTAATTTCATTTGCTCAAGTTTTACTTCCATTCCGAGCAAAGTTTTGATTTGGTTTATTAGGCTATTTTTCATTTTTGTTTTTATTTATGCTACCAATCCCGGTATTTGTTTAAGAATTTTATCCAATTGATCTACTTTTGTTTTTCGTGTTTTCAAAAGATCATTAATTACTTTTTCATTTTCCAACATTTTTGGAGGCATTTCAAGACCTAAATCAGAAGTTTTTTGTTTTAATTCTTCTATCCCTCTCAAAGCTGTTTGTGCTGTTCCTAATTCTGCTCTTAAAATATCAAATAATGCAATTAAAGGAGTACTCGCTTTATTCCATGCTTTACTTCTCATATCTTTATATGCTAAAGTTGCATCAATTGCATTTTTAATATCTCCAGCTAATGCTAAATTAACTTCGTGTTTTGCTAACTCAGTTTTATCAGCTTTAAATAATTTTTCGTAAACTGCTTTTTGTGTATTCATGGTAATCTTATTTTATATGTTTATAACTTTTGAATTTATACTTGTTCCTTTTTTAGCTGTTTTGACGAACGATAGTTCTTACTCCGTTATCTTCTGTTACATTTACTACATCTGTTCCTGTACCAGCTGTTTTTCCTATTCCTTGAGCTTCTAAACTACCGTCGCAACATTTCTTTTTGTATGTTCCGTCTTTACATAGACAACCTCTTTTGCCACCTCGTGGACTTACTTTACTTTCTGTTCCCATTATTATTTATCCTTTTATTTGTTGAACATTTACTTGTTTTACTGCTGCAATACCATCATTTAACGATTTTGATCTTGTTGATAACATATCAAACATTTTTTGAGATTCAGGACTAATTGGAAGACCTAAATCTTTAGTATTTGTAATTAATGTATTTACTAATTTTAACGCTGCAGCATTTTCACCTTGAGCTTTAATTAAAGCATCAATAGCCTCTTTAGCTTTTGCATTAATTATATTTATTTTTTGATTTGCTGCTAACCATGCTTTTTCAGAAGCCGTAACCATTTTTTGAGCATCTTGTAACAACCCTAATTCAACTTCGTGTTTAGCTAATTTAATTTCGTTAGCGTTTGATTCCATTTGCGAAATCATTTTTAGAATGTTATTCACCTTTTTCATATTTATTAATTAAGTATTTAATTTTTTCAATCATTATTTCGTCTTCACTTTCTTGTAAACTCATTTCATATTTATCTACAAAGTAACCCTCGATAGAAAATCCTTTTACTTCACCCGCTTTTACCTTATTCCAAATCTCATCGTTGTTTACTTTCATTGAGATCATCCAAGTGCCTTTAGGTAAGCTAAATCCGTATTTAACTGACTTATCTAATTTCTCATCTTCAATGATCCAACTTTCAACAACTGACATTCCCTCTAACATTTTCTTTTCGTGTTCTAAGGTTGCGTTGTTTTGATTAGCTCTCATTAAGAATAGCTCACTTGCCTTACGTACTGTATCTTCACTAAAATAAATGTAGAACTCTTTATCCTTGTTTTTACGGTAAATTTGTTTATTAGGCACTAAAGCCGCACCCATTAAGATACGTTTCTCTGCATCTACTTCTTTCAGTTCTACTTCGTGTTTTTTTAAGGCTACAAAGTTTTCTTCGATTGCTGGACTTTCAACAACTGAAACCGCATTGATACCACTTTCGATTTTATTATCGTCAATCAGTAATTCTATAATCTCAAACTTTTCCATAATTCCTTAACTTATAATGTTGCGTTTTGTACTCGATTTCTATCTAAGGATTGAGCAGAAGTAACTTCACCACTTACTACATACGCTTGTACAGGCTGTTGTTGTAAAGTTGCTAATTGGTTTATTCCACTTGTGCCTATCGTGTTAAACTGTGCAGTCATTCCACCACCACCACCAGCCGCACCACCACCACCACCCGTATCTTGAGTTGGAGTAGAACCTCCAAACTTAGACTGTGATATTTTAGCAATATTAACAGCAGCAAATGCACCAGCCAAACCAGCTTGAATAGCAGGGTAAGCAGGAAACAAAGCTGTTATAGGTGATGATTGAGCAGTCTTATAAGCATTGATAGTTCCCTCAATACCTGAAATACTTGCACTTGCTAATTTAGCTGCCTTATCAACTAAAAATGCACGTTTAGCCGCTTTCTCATTTTGACTTCCAAATAAAGTAGTTATTTCAGAAATTAAATTTAATGAGTCTAATGCAATTTGCACTTTAGCATTTGCAACTTCTTTGTCTCTTTCTTTTTGTTTTTCAGCAGCCTCTTTTGCTTTTGCCTCATCTATATCACGATATTTTTTTATAATAGCTGATTGTTCAAGTTTAAATTGTTCAGTTAATTCTTTTTCAAGTTCAGCATTGTTTTTAGCCGCTTCAAATTTAGCATCGTATGCTTGTTCAAGTTCTAATAATTCTTGTTCTTGTTGTGAGTTCTTTAATTTTTGTAAAGCATTCCATTGCTCATCTTCTAATTTAATTCTTTCTTGTAAAGCAGCTTGGTCTTTATCGTATTGCTCTTTGTTATATTTATTTGTTAATGCAAGTAATTCTTTATCTAAATTTTCTTGAATTAATTTTTCAGCAGCAGCGTACTGTTCTTTATCAACAATTTTATCCTTAGAATTTGCCTCTAAATCTTCTTTTTCTCGTTTGTATTTTTCTTTAATTATTGCACGTTCTTTTTCTATACCCTCTTGCATTAATTCAATTTCCTTATCTCTATTTTGACGCGTTAAATCAAGTTTATCTTTTTGGGTTTTATCAGTAATTTCTACTCTTTTATCTCCCTCTTTTTTTATTACTTCACTAATTGTGTTTTCTGCTTCCTTGTATTTTATTTTTAAATCCAATAAATAAACTTCTGACTCTGCAACAATTTTATCTTGTTCAGCCATTACAGCCTCAGGATCAGCAAAGAATTTAACAAAACCTTTTCCTGTTTCGTCTAACCATTTTGTTAGTCCAAAATCTTCACCAAGCACTTGACCAATAGCATCAAGACCACCAAACAAACCTTTTAAAAATCCAGCAGAAGCATCCCACATTCCCTGCCAAAACTTAGCCCACCATTTAGAGGATTGAATTTCCGCCTCTCGTGTTTTCTTAGCTGTTGCAAATTGTATTTCAGCATTCTTAATCATTGTGTTAAGTTTGCCTAATTGCAATTTCGCAATTTCTTTTTCAGTTTTACCTTGTGCCTTTAATAATTCCCATTGCTTTTCATAAACAGTTAATGCAGTTTTATCCGCTTCAACTTTTTTCTTAGCATTTTTAGCAAGTTTTTCTTGTTCAGCACCAGCACCACTTATTGCTATTTTAATGTCATCCCAAAAAGCAACTAAAGAAGCAACAGCAATTACTAAAGCACCAATACCAGTTGCTAAAACACCAGTTCTAATTCCAGCTAATGCAGTTTTTGCAGCTACCCCCATGCTTTGCCAAACAGGAATTGCTTCTTTTATAGCCATCATTCCCGAAGTAATAGCCAATAATGCGTTTAACCTTAATAAAGTTTGTTGCATCGCTTGTGATTCAACACCAAATAAAGCAATAGCACCCTCCGCAGCACTAAAAGCACCAGCAACACCACCAACAGCCATAGTTAACTTTTGAGCCATTGGCATTGCACCAGCCTCTACTTGTAAATCTACTTGCATTTGAGTACGCAAATAGTTTTGAGTAGCAGCCATTAAGTCTTTATATTCTTGAGTTGCTTGTTTACCAGCTAAAGCTAATTCATATAAACGATCTTCCGCTTCACCCATTCGTGTTGTCAACGGTTGTAATTGTCCGTAAACTTGTTCGAAAGTACCGTCTAAGTCTGTTGCCGTTTGATTTAATTGAGTATAAGCACCTCTAAGGTCTGTTACTTTTTGTTTAGCGGCTACGGTAGCGGCATCAGTTTCACCAAGCGTATTATTTAAGTCTTCAAACTCTTGTTCAGCTTTAGCGATTTCTTGGTGCAACCTTTTAAACTCATCTTGAGTAGTTGCTGCGTTAGTCTGTACGTTTAATTGGACTGTCCTTGTTTCCATTTATAGTTTTTTCTAAGTTGTTGTTTATAAATCTTTTTAAATTTTGGAGTGTATTCGTGTTTTCCTTTGGCAATATCAACCACATCACTCACGTTATAAAAATCACTCGTTTTTAACAGTTCTAAAATTAAACCTATCATTGCTGTATTATTGTTATTTGATTACTTGCTTGGCTTCCGTCAGTAAACGTATATGTAACTGTCAAAGTGATTACTTGTTGACTGCTGTTTTCCGTTACTATGTTTTGGAATATCTCTGAAATTATCTTATTGTTGTTTTCTGCTAATAAATTACTTGGACTATTCGTGTTTTCAGGAATACAAACTTCAATCGTTGAACTACTTGTAATTGTACTTGGTGTAATGGTAACGCCTCCAAAACTTGTTGTGATTGTAGCACTTACAGCACCGTTTGGTAAATTAACACGAACGTCTAAACATTGCGCATCTTTATTTGGTTGGATTATATCCTGAGCAATCAACGGACGAAAATCTAAATATAAACTAAACTCTACTTCGCCATTTGTAAGATTAGATTTCATTTCGTTTATGATATATCTCTTATCTCTTATTATAAGTCTGTCATTTAGCCTTAAATTAGTTAATAGGCTAATTGGTAAAATAGTCTTTACGTGGACTAATCTGTTTTTAAGGTTGAATAAATTAGTTAAATACGGAAAGTAATATGTAGCGTATAAACCTTGTTGAATTGTTTCGTTATGAATAATTGAATTATCTGCTCCAAAGTTCAAACTGTATTTCGTGTTTTGATAAGTTAAGTCCTGGCCAAACAAAGCGTAAGTGTCAATATTGAAATGAGTCGTACCGTCAAAGAATTTAATGTCATGTGCTAACGATTGACTTGAACCGTACAAATACATCAAACAAGGCTTAGGAACGTAAGACTGAAAATTCTCATTTAAAGCATATCCTAAAATTGCGTAATTTGGAACAGGTGAAGTATTATCTAAAGCTCGAGTAAATAATAAATTCTCAAATGGACTTTCTACTGTATATTCTTCACCATCGTAAGTAAATTGATATTCTAAGTTTCCGTACTGTTGGTTGTTCGTCTTAAAATAGTCTTTGTTTACAAACGATTCGCTATCCTGATATTTAAAACTAATTTTTTTATACAACTTAATTCTCTCATAATCAATTTCATCTGTAATTGTGTATGGAGTAATATCTACAATTGCACCTTGACCGTACCAATCGTCTAAAGGTAAAACCTCATAAACATCTTCTTCAATACCTACGCAAGTCATGTTAAACTCCTTTAAAACCCCAGCGAAGAAATCAGCAATCTTCATGTCAGGCAATACGTTGTTTAAATTTACGTTTCCTGTTAATGAAGTTGTTACCGTACTCATTTGAGCATAATTAGTAATTCCATTCGTACCCAACATTTGATATATAATATACATATCCACATCCATAGCAGCAGTTGCCCTAAGTCTAAATGTTAAAACGGTGTTTAAACCAGCTGTATTTTGAATGCTAATATTTCCGTATGTTCCTGTTGAATCCCCTTGAACAGTTTGAAATAAATTACCGTCTTGATATACGTCTATATACCAAGTACCAACAGCACTTAAATTAAGTATGTCAAACGTAACTATGTGGCTTTGAACACCTATTAAATATTGTACGTTTATTTCGCTTGTGTAAATATTTACATAGTTAGCTGGATTCGGTAAGCTTGGATCAACAACCGTTGCTACAATTTGGTCAATATCAATATTTGACTGTTCACTTACCCAAGTATATTCAGTTGTATTTTTACCCCACAAGAAACATTGTGTAAATCTTGGATTGCTTAGAAACGTACCTTGAAATGTAACACCGTAACCTGTTTCAATAGCTTCAAATATTTTACTAATCTTTACAGCAGGAAACAACTCATCGTATTGAATGGCATGAGCATTTTGAGTAATGTCTTGTGTTCCTGAATCGTTGTAAGTCCAATATCTCGTGTTAGCAATTAGTGGGTATCTAACATCATAATCCGTAGCTAAGTCCGTGATTCTATCGTACACCTCCGTAGAATTAAACTCAAATTCTAAATTACTCAAATTTAAGTTGAACAATTTATCCTCACCAAACTTATCTTTTAACGCAAGAATATCACCGTAAAATGTAATTGTATAACTTTCTACTTGTCCGTTTTTTACGTTGGCTTTTTCTAACTGTATTTTACCTCGTCTGAATGGCGTTAAATCGATTTCTATCCATGCTGTTCGTCTTTTGTTAGAGTCAATGGTCTGTTCTACGTCCGACTGATAGAAGTGGTTAAATATTGCATTATTATGCGTTGAAGCTGGAACGGTAAAACTCTGCGAAAAGTCAGTGAATACTTTTGAAATATCTGAAATATTTTGAACACTTGAGTTGACACTAATTTGCTCATCATTGAATAATTCAACTTGTTCACCCTCGATATAAACTTGGACTGTACGCTTCATATTACGTTGTTGATTGCGTTGTAATTAAATTCGAACTCTAATGTGTAGTTAATCGTCTTTTGGTTTATATTCTTGAATAATTCTGTGCTTTGTGTTTTTAAACTTGCTGGATAATTATTTAGAACTATTCTTTCACTTAGCATGAGTTGTTTAAGTAAATCGTTGTAACTCTCATCTACCCAATCCGTGTTTACCTTAAGTGATTTTTTACCGTTTGTGTTAAAGCTCTTTGTTTGACCTTCCAAAGTATTGTAGTTTGCAAAGGTTGATTGCATCAAATTATAATTCGTGTTTTCAACGCTTAACGTGTCATTAGAAGCAGCATAAAACCATGTCCTTTGCCAACACCCATATTTATTTACAAAGTCGCACACAACAGGCGTATAACGGCAATTTAAGTTGGGTTTAAATGTCGCTGTCCAAAGTACAGCATTTGCACTATTTAAAATTTCAAGTTTGTTACCAGCAGATACATAACTTGGATAAACTCTAAGTACATCTACAAGTTGATCGTTGTTTAAACTTTGAGTAAATGTAGCTCCTGAAATTAAGTTGGTGTATTTTGCTTTATAACTTGTTGCTGTTTGAACCATGATAAAACCACCGTAGTAATTTGAGTTGGTTCCGTAATTTATAGCAGCATCGTAGGCGTAAGTAAAAGTACCCTCATCGTGTAAAATATCGTAAGTCAAACTTGGGTTGTAACCTTGTTCATAATATCCAAATCCGTCAAATGCTTTTAGGTTTATATCACTACCAACTTGAGTATATGTACCAGCATCTAATTTAAACTTCTTTATTTTGACGTTACACCACTGTGTTGTTTGACTTGCTGAAAAAGTGTTATAAGGTGTTTGTCTTGTATTCCAAGTGATATATTCTCGAATGTAAGGAGAAATATTGTAATACGTCTTTACGTTGTTTGAGGCTGGAATTAATTTATCTAAAGTGTACTGCGGATTAGCTGGAGCAGAGCCCGTTCCATTCCAAATAAATAATTGAACCTTAGAACCCTCTTGTCCTGTTTCACTAATTTCTACAATATAGGGGCTTCGTGCAAATATACTCATATCATTCGTCTTAAATTCTCTTGTAATATCGTTAATAAATCTTGTTCCATATCTAATCCGTATTTTTCTACTAAGTCATCAGGCAAACTTCTAAAAGCATCCTCAAATGGCTTAGTAAAAAACAAACTTGGCTTAATTCCTTTTTTAAATATTCCACGTGCAATTAAAAACTGCAACCCCTTTCTTGAGGTAAATTGTCCACCAGCATTTCTTGGTGCTATTCCTTTTCGAACCATCCAACTGTCTAACTTGCTTGGTGGAGGCATTCCTTTTAAACCTTTTACACCACCTTTGCTTTTAAATGAATAAGGTGCACCATGATTTATCTGCGTTCCGTTAACCCCTTTATCCTGAAAATTACCATAGGGCAACATTTTAAAATAAATACCTATGGAGTTAGGCATCTGTTTTACTTCACCTTGAATTGATTTAGATAAAGCACCTGACGAGTTTTTTCCTTTAGCCGCAAGTTGGCTTCTTGCTTCTTTTACGACCTCATCTCTAAATTTTTCTAAGGCTTGTAATACTTCTGTCATTAGCAAATAGTCATTGAGTTAGACATCAAAATATCTAAGGTCATTGTCCAACCAGCTAAGTAATTTTCAAACCTTTCTGCAAATGGCTCTAATGTTGCGTTACCCTCCGTTACAAAATTATCAGAGTATAAATCACCACGCCTTAAAACATCGTATAATCTATTCTGAACAGCAAACATTGTATTCAACACGTCTTGTTCATTATCGTTTCCTATAAATTGGTCAGTAGCTGTGTTTTTAGAAATGTCAACAATATCCATACACAAAATACTTACGTTAAAACGAATGATATTATTTTCAATAGAACTTGAGTTAACTATAATATGAGTTAAAGGAAATATTGTTTGTTTAGCTAAATCAACTTTGAATATATCTCCCTCTGTTACCGTGTTTATGAATGCATCATTTTCAAAGTGAGTTCTTAAAGTATTTAGTAATGTAAAATAGTTAGCCATGTTTATTTAATTTACGGTTAAATTCTCTGTGTTCAATTTCGTTTTTTTGTCTTTCGTATGTGAGCCACGTGAGGCACTTCCTAACTCCCATTCGGGTAACTTCATCAAACTTTGTAAGGTCGCCTTTAGCGATTGCATAGATTGAATTGTACCATCCCCATTGTTTAGAGAATTGAGTCCGTTCTGAATAGTCGTGTTCAACTTCTGATTCTTCTCCATCTCCTCCTCTAAATATGAAAGAGAAGCTTGTACTAAGTCGTTTCCTAAACTCCAAAAAAAAAGCGTAGCACCCATAACCACATCAAGCGGTGCGTATCTCATAGCCTCTGCAAATTCGTCAGTACCGGTATATGGTAGTATTTGGTAAGTGTCTTTTCGTTTTTGAGTAATCGGTCTGTACATTACAGCCATAGCCTTGTGAAAGTTTTCTACACTTCCGATATTAGACTCCAAATCAATGTATTCTCCAAAACTCATTTCTTCTAAGTTTGGAATAAACCCAAATTCGTGTTCACCTAATTTAAACCTATTTTGAAACGCTGGTTTTTGTTTAAATAATTCAGCAAAGTGATTGGTAAGTTCTAAAATAGAATCCCAACGTATCTGCAAAACATCTTTCATTTCTAAACCACAAAATATTTGAATAGTTCTTTGTGCAATTAACTCATTATCGTTGGACTTATCAATTAGTTTAATAAACTCCTGATAGGCTGTTAATGGAATCTCACTTAGTTTAGTAGGAACTTTTAGTTCTGCTTTCATATTTCTTTAACTTTTATTTTTAGAATTGTAGTAAGCAAATGCAATATCGTATGCTTGTGTTAGCATTTTTGTGTGCATTCGTATTTTCATAGGGTCATTAAATATTATTTTCACCTTTTTTCCAGTCTTATCCTGAATGAATTGCTCAACAGTGTGTACCATCATCGGGAGGTCATCTGTCATTGGTGTAAATTATTTAATAAAATACTGTCCGTAAGTTGCGTTTATTCCTAAAGTTTCCATTTCATGATACCTCAAAGCATCAATAGCATGGTTAAAATTGTCAATAGGTTTGTTTAAACGCTTTCCTGTTTTATCTGAATCCCAAGTATAGGCCCGAAGTTCTTTTATTAAATTAACGCTGTTAGAAGTAACCAAATACTCTTGCTGTTGCATTGTGTCTATACCAAAGTTTATGGAGTCCTTTCCTTTTGTAACGCCTTTAATTGTTATGCCGTATCTCTTTATATCGTCTATTGATTTAGGTTCTGAACTATCAGCGTAAACTATTACGTGTTTTGGTAGTATCTTTGCAATATCTGAATTAAGCATTCCTGTTTGATAAGCAAGTTCGTTGATTATTCTTTTACCGTTCCAATTATAAACTTCTATTACTGCGGTCGGATCATTCGTATATCCAAAGTCTAATCCTATTCCAAGTAATCGTGCATCTTTTGGTAGGCTATCAATTTGTTTCCAATTAGAAAATATAACACCCTCAAGCATTCCTATTTCACCTAAGCCGTAAACTCGCCACCAGTTAGCCCAATATGTGCTTGTTTCTGCTTTTAAGCGATTCTTTTCTATCTGCTGAACTATGGAGTCATCTAACGCTTCATTATCCTTGTACGTCAATATTATAAAGTCCGCATCGGGTTCGTCTTTTAGTTCGGTGTGTACCCAAAACTCATTAGCTGGATTAAAGTCTAAATAAATAGCTTTCTTTGTACGTATTGCTAACTCGTTGTAACTTTCAAAGGTTACGTTGTTACATTCGTTTATATATAGAACATCACGCCTTGCACCTCGTAATTTACTTGAATCGTCTGCACTAAAAAACTCAAAGCTACTTCCATTTAAAAATTGATAGGTTAATAAAGATTTGTTGAATTGGTTTTCATTCCATTTATTCATCCACTTCATTAGCTTAATAAAGTCTTTTAAAGCACCCCTTCGTAAGTGCGGAATACTTTCAGCAACTACGCTAACTTCAAGACCATGTATTGCAGAAGCACGTGCTATTAAAACGGATAATATTCCGTAAGTTTTTGCAGCCGACGTGCCACCCTGAATAATACGTACCCTCTTTTTGAGTTTAAGTATTTTATTCGTCGAAGTCGTCCGCAGAAACATCAGGAAATATAGGTTGTTCTAAAACTGTTTGTTCAATTTGTTGTAATGGCGCACCGTAACCACTATCCATTAGTGCCTTATAAGCCGCTACATCTCCTTCACGTGCTTTTTTAATTAGAGCCAAAGTCATTAAATCTTCTTGGCTCATTGTTTCTTCTTGGTTAGTTAAAGGGTTCTTGAGTTTTTGATTAACTTCTAACCAATACTTGGCTATTGTGCTTCTATTCTTTGCACCTTTAGGTCTGCCGTTAGGGTTTCCGCTTTCGCCTTTTTTGAATTCGTGTTTTTCTATATTTTCTTTATTTGGCATTTCGCTGTAATTTCGCTGTTATTTAATTTCAACTCCGTTCTTCTTAATAACTAAACTCGGGTCAAGTTTTTTCATTCTGTCAATTATTACTTGGCAGTATTTAGGGTCTAATTCCATACCGTAGCATTTGCGTTTGAGTTGGTGTGAAGCTACCATTGTTGAGCCACTGCCCAAAAAGAAATCTAAAATTAATTCATTAATGTTTGTTGAATTATTTATACTTCTTTCGCATATTTCTAAAGGCTTTTGTGTTGGGTGTTGCATTTGTAAACCTTTCATTCTATTTACTTGCCAAACTCCATTTTGCCTTTCGTGTAATTCTCGCCTTCCAATCATTCCAAATATTGCCCATTCACTATCACCATAAGAACCTTTTAAATCACCTAAACCAGGACCGCCTTTATCCCATACTACAACACTTTTAATTTTACCAATATTTTCACAAACTTCTTTAAAATCATTAAAGCAATCCCACCTGCACCAAATATAAAAATGTCTATTATTTTCTAAAAATAATGGAATTAAACTTAATGCGTCTTGTCCTACATTTGTATTCTCATCGTTTAAAATTTGTGTGTCAGTTCTTTTTTGTTTTACTTCGCTTTTCTTACTATCCCAAGCATTGCTTTCATATGCCATTCCATAAGGTGGGTCTGTAAATACTAAGTCCGCTTTTTGTCCGTTCATTAATTTAGCAACTTGGTCGCTATCTGTACTATCTCCACAAAGTAAACGGTGTTCGCCTATTTCGAATAAGTCGCCTAAAACAATATCCGTTTCAATACCACCTTCAGGCACATCAAAGTCATCTTCTTCAGCTTCTAATTCCTGAACGCTTAAATCAACTGGCAAATCTAAACCCCAGTTATCTAAACTTTCAACGTCCCATTCATTTGCTAAACTATCCCAGTCCCATTCACCAAAACCTACGTTATCTTTTATTAAGAATTCGTTTTTTTGTTCCTCAGTCCATTCGTCTGCTACTATAATCGGTATTTCTTTTAATCCTATTTCTTTACAGGCTTTTAAACGCATATTGCCACCTAAGACAACATATTTACCGTCTGTATCAGTAAAAGTTACTAAGGGGCGTTTATTTAGCATATCTGGAAATTCTTGGATAGACTTGACTAACTTTTGAAATTTTCCGTCTTTTATTATTCTTGGGTTCTTTGGGTTTGGTTTAACCTCACTTATTTTAACTAACTGCATCTTCGTAAGTATTAAATACAGTTTTTAATTGTTCTATTCTGTGTAGAAGACAAGGAGCACAACTTGTTGGTTCGTTTCTTACTCCAAATACTCTGCTGTGAATATTCATTATTGTTTTTTGTTCGCTTGGCTTTACTACATTCGTGTTTTTGTCAAACCATTCTTTTAACCAATCGTACTCTGGTTGCTCTAAGCATTTAGGCTGTCTGTATGGAAATAACTCGTTTAACTTTGCTTTACGTGCATCGCATCCGCAATCCTCACCAAGTAACCATTTAGCTACCTTTGCTATTCCTGTAACTTCTAATACTTTTTCTACTGTATCTCCTAATCCTTGACTTTCAGCTGCTAATATTTCAGCTTTAGTTCGTCTTTTTCTTTTTGCCATAATTTATTTTATTAATTCAAAATCTTCGTTTAAATAATCTTGGTATTCTTCACCTACTTCTTTCTTTAAAGACTCTTTACATTCTTTTAAAGTTGCCCAAACACTCTTAAAACTAATACCTGTTTCTTTCTCTATTTGCCTTGTGCTATATCCTGTATCTCTGTAAAGTTTAAATAACATTTGATCGTACCAATGCCAGTTGTTTATTGTTTCAGATATTTTAATGTCTATGATTGTTTGTGCGTTCGTTTTTTCGTATGGCTCTCCATCGTCTTTTATTTGAATTGCCTCTGTTAAACTTACTTTCTCCAGCTTATTCTTTGCTTTCTCGTAATCGTAAAACATATTCCTAAGTACAATCCAAACAAAGCCTTTATAAATAGTTCCATTACGGTAAAACCTTTCGTTGTTTTCGTGTTTTGCTAATTTAAGATACATTTCCTGAACTATGTCTTCTGCGTAAAATTGCTCTCCAAAGTTGCGTACAATCTTAACCCACTCATTGTGGTGCTCATATAAATGGTATAAGAATTTTTCATTCACTTATCGCAAATAAAAACACAAAACTAAATACAGTCATAAATATAAAAACACGAATAACACTATTCAACATCAGCGTTTCATTATACAACCACTTACCAAACCTATGTCCGCTTTCATTCCACATAAAAAGCAAAACAACCCTATCCACAAAGAACAGAGTTGCAAATAACGGTAATACTAAAATCTCTAAAATCCTTGTCATTCACCAAAGTTAACACCTTTCATTAAAATACGCAATTTCTCTTTCTGTTTCAAAATCTAATTGTGCTTCGTATCTTAACTGTTCACTATCAAATCCCCATGATTCAGGATCATTTGAGATTCTTTCTTCTAACTTTTCACAAATTAATTTCGTGTTTCTGTTGTTTAACATTCCACTTTTCAATCCATCACAATCCCAATCGTAACTGCTTAACTTAACATCAACGCTTTCAAATTCAAAATCTGAATCTACATTAAAGTCAATGTCAAATTCAAAAAACATTACTCCAAACTTACCGCAGTCAAGGTCAAAATAACCTTTATCCTTGTTTGTGTCTAAGTTAATTAACTTCCAGTTTCTGTTAAAATCAATAGTTTTCATATACGCTTTGTTTAATTATTTCTTCAAAATTAATATAATTATTTTAATTACAAACAATTTTAAAAAATATTTTACATTCCTTTTTCGTTAAGATACTTTGCTACTCTCTGAATTGTTTTACTTGTTAAAGACTTACCGTTTAAAAAAGTATGGATATTACTTTGGTGTAACTTAGCATCTAAACAAAAAGCATTTAATGTTATTCCGTGTTTCGTTAGATAATCACGAATCATTTTCCTAATTATCTCGTCACTGTTCGCTATTATCTTACTTGCTTTCATTCTATTCTGATTTAAAGATTTTCAATTTCTTGTCTAACTTCTTGCCAATAAGAAAACCTATTTGCAAGGTCTGTTACTATTAGTTCTTCAATTATCTCATCCACTGCAATTAATGCCATCTCAACACATAAATTACCATCTCCGCTACCTGTTACTTCTATTTGCTTTTGGAATAACTTCATCCAAATATCTTTTGCTTTTTCTTTAGGTTCCATTCTATTCTGATTTAAAGGTTTCTAAATTCATGTATCCATCAAAGTTTAAAATCTTCATATCTTTTCTATCACATCTAATTGCAAATTCAGCATATTCTTGTGCTTGTTTGGATTCCATTTCTTTAGCTTCTTTAAAATCTTCCTCTCTACATCCAATTCCCCTTTGAATTAGTCTTAACTTAAATAATTCTACTGCTGTTTTCATTAGAAATTGTTTAAAAAGTCGTCTAAACTTTGATTAGATTGTACTGTTTTAACACCGTCAACAGGTTTTATAGATAAACTTAAGAATCCTTTTCCGTCTTTTGATTGTTTTCTCCATGCACTTATGTAAAATTCTCTACCGTTAATCGTAATTTTTCCGTTCATGTCTGGATGAGTTTCCTTAGTTTTTTTGTCATTAGTGAATAATGCTCCTGAATTGTCGAATTTGTTTTCCATTTTTATTTTGTTTTTAATTTTAACATTTTAATTATTAAAGAATCTGCATTTAATATTACTCCTTCATCAGTTGCTATTGTTAAAGCTTTTATTAATTGCTTTAATTCTTTTAGTTCTTTTTTTAAATCTTGAATTTCTTGGTTAATCTCTGGGTTCATAACTTTTAATTTTACCATAACCATTTTAAAAATCTCCATACCAATTTCAATAATTTACGAATAACTCCATATTCATTTTGTTGAGTAAATTTGTTTATTGATTCTTGAACTTTTATTTCTGTTGGAATCTCTATATCTCTCATGTCAAATTTTAATTTAGGTTGTGTTTCTAATTGTTTATTTATTATTTTTTGTCTATAATTATTAATTCGCTGCTCTTTTCTATATGCTTCAATTAGTTTATAAGTAATTGGAATTTTATCACTCCAAACATAACGCCCTGTATTTTTCTTATATATTATATTATTTCTAATTAAAAATGCTTGCCAAGACTTCGAATTAGGTAATGAACTTTTTAAATCTATAAGTTTATAATATTCTATATTATCTAATTCATTTTTAATAAAAAAAAGATTATGTAACCATTTTTCAGTTGTTGCTCTGCTTTCCCATGACCTTCTATTTTTAGGTATTTCAACACTTGAAACATTAAAATCTAATTTAGGTTGCATATATTCCGTTTTTAATTTTTCTTTATATTTAATTTGTTTTTCTTTTACATTATTTCTAAATTCATCAACTATCTTTGTTGAAATAGGTATTTTATCATTCCATTTATAGTTATAATTTTCATCTTTATATATAATATTATTTTTTTGCAAAAATGATATCCAATGAGTTGACACATTATACTTAACCATCATATAATGCGGTTCTTTAATTGAATTATTGTTTAATTCATTTTTTAAAACATTTAAAAACTTTAAATATTTTTCAGTAACCCCTTTTCTTTTAATTGTGTTTTTCATAATTCATTAATTATTTGGTTATAATATTCTCTACATTCTTCAATTCGTGTTTTGATAGCTTCGATTACTTTATCATCTCGCTTAATTACGTGCGTTTTAACACGCTTTTGTATATCGATATGACTGTAACTATGTTTAGCTTCTACAAATGCTCTTAAATCGTCGTTTTCGTCTATTAGATTATTCTTCCAATGTTCCCTTCTTATTTCGTCTTCTACTATTTGTAAAGGTGTATCTACTAAACAATAACATAAATAAGCTTCTTGTTTGTTAGTTAACCACATATATCCTTGAAGCTGGTAGTAGTAATCTTTGTTTTTTAGTTCGTCTTCTACTACTTTTTCAAAGAATGTAAACGCATCCCAAGAACTTTTTACGTCAATCAGTACATCCGTGTTTATGTCGGGAGTTCCTGTTACCCAGTCATTTTCGAGTAACTCATCATTCTTGTACATAAAGCCCAAGTCTAAAACCTTTTCAACTAATTTAATTGATTCGTCTTCTACTTGGTTCCCTTTGTCTGTATATCGACTCCAAAACTCCTTTTGAATACCGTATTTTTCTTCAATAGCTAACTCAAGTAAATAACTTTTAGCAGTTTGAGAAAGACTCTCCCCCTTGGTACGGGGGTTCGTCATAATCTTTCCTATTTGTGAACATCTTACTTTCATACCTTTCCAAGTATTTCTATTTGCTCATCAGTTAAATCAAAGTTCAACGGTATATCAGCCAATTCATAATTACCAGCTTTAACCGCTGCAATAGCTTTCATAAGCCTATCGTTTTCAATCTTTGGTTTCTTTGGTTTAATCTGTTCACCTGAGGCGTCCGTGTCTTTGTCAGTTACTAATCCAAGAATTGAGCTCAAACAGTATCTACGAAAATACGTAACACCTGATCCAAAAGACTGATAGTCATTCATGCCTTTTAATTGTACGTAAGGTATCAATGTTTCAGAGTCTATCATTTCTCCGCTTTCAATATGAAATAAAACAGTTTTAAGATAGTTCAATCCGTCTTTTGAATTGATTAGTTGCGTAAAGCCTAATCCGTGTTTTTGTAACAATGGATTAATCTCGCTAAATATCTTTGGTAAATCCGAATAAGAATATCCGTAACCTTGAGTTGCTTTGTGAATTACCTTCACCTCTTGCTGGAACGCTGCCAGACTTTTAAATAAATGTTTCATAATTACTTTGTTTAATTTCTACAAATTTAATAATAATTTTTAATATAACAATACTTCAAAAAAAAATTACAGAAATTTCTTTAATCCTTGCGCACATCTCTCAATTGAATTTGCGCGTTCTTGAAGGCTTGTTATTTGTTCTTGGATAGTTACCTTGCAATCAGTTGTAAAATATCCTTGTGAGGTCGCAATTAGCGGCATGAGTCCATTTGTGCGAATGTAGTTAACCATTTTGCGTAATCTGGGCCCACTCATTTTAATTTTATATCCGTGTTCATGTAGAAATACATTCATTCGAGATACAATCAACTCTGCCTTTATTGGGTTCGTCTTTTTGTAGTGCCTAAATCCGTGCATCACCAAAGGTAAGATTTCAAGTTCTTCATTAGTCAACTCATGGGTGTATGTTTCAAATCCTGTAATCATTTTAATAAATTAAATTCGTTAATATTATTTTCCTTTGCGTATTGGTGTAAATATTCAATAGCATCTTTTTCTTTACGAAAACACTTAAGATATTTTTTAGTCTTAGGTGCTTTTATGATAAAATATGTGTACAGCATTTTTGGGTGCTTTACATAAATCTTTGAAATGTATTTATAATTCATGTTGTTTAATCTTTAATTTATAGGTGTTAATTATTTGCTTTAATTCTTCTATTGTAAACTTCCGTGTTTTATTAGCCTCCAGCTCCAAAAGTGTTAATTGTTCAATTCCTATTTTGTTAATTAATCTACTTCTGTACTCGATTAAATTACCGCTTAAATATTGGTTGCACGTAATGCAAGATGAATGTACGTTAAATTCATTAAAACGAACATTCCAATGATTATTAGCATTGAAGTAATGCGAAGCGTTTACACGTCCGTTAATTGGCTTACCGCAGCTTATACAAGGTAATCCTTTATCTCGTAGGTTTATCCACTTGTTAAATACTTGCTGTGCTAATTTTATGTAGTCCTGGATTGTCATTAAATCCATTTTTAACTTAGCTTTTTTCTTTTTCCAATTCTTTTCTTTTGTTTCTTGTATCCATGCTGTTACACAATCTGGTTCAAAGCAGTTTTTTTGTAGAGTTGTGTATGGTTGGAATTGTTGACGGCAATATTTACATTTTCGTGTTTTCATAGTTCATCAAGTATTGATAATTGATTTACATCTGACTTTCTAAATATATTTAAAGCTGTTTCAAGTATTGTTTTTCCTGCTTCATAATCTACTAAGTTACGAGCCATTTTAACTACTAATTGTGTTCCGTTATATTTTTTAAAATCATAATCATGAAATTTACATAACCCTTTTAATTCGTCTTTTGCTTGGCTAATTGCAAACCTTCTATCGTTTAAATCATTCGGTAAATTAAAGTTTGTCCAGTATAAATGTCTTCCTCTTTTTTGTGCGTGAATTAAAGGTTCGTAATATGGAATTACATTTTCAACTACAAATTTACCGTGCTTAAAATAATGCTGTAAAAATAAAATTTCTTCATATAATTTCATATCTGGGTAAACGGGTTCTGTTGTAGTATCATAATTTGAACTATTCCAATATCTGGCTCTTGAATGAGTAGGACAAGGAGGTGAACTCCAAATAAAATCGAACTCTTTGTAATGTTCTAATAAATATTGGTGTGCGTCTGCAACTATTACTTTGTCATTCGGGAATCGCTCTTGATATAAACGTGCGGCTTCCGGGTCTAACTCTACGGCTGTTATTTCTAAATTGTCAGCTACCTCATCCCACTTGTAACGATTTCCACCTAAACAAGCGTATAAATTAAGTATTCTATATTTTTTCATATCTCACCACTAATTAAGGTTTTTAAATGTTCACTTAAACTTCTGTTTTCTTGTTTTAGCTGTAAGTTTTCTAATTCTAACTTGTGGCTTCGTCTTTCCGTAGCTTGATAAACCTTTTCACAATGCGTTAAATATTCAACAACTGCAGCTACTTCTTTCATGCTTTCTTCCATTGGACAAATTATGTCCAATCTTTCAGGGTGTTTCTCTTGTATTTCGTCAAGACTGTACTTTAATCTCCAATAAAGCGTGTTCATTCCTGACTTGCGTTTTATTAATTCAAGGCTCATATTAAAATGGATTTTCGTTTGCTAATCTAATCTTTTCACTTGCTGACATTAAACCACCACCCCAATTTAAGGCTGATTGTCCGTCTTTATCTATTATTTGTTCGGGTTGTTTAGGTTTAATTTCTTGTTTTTCTTCACTTGCAAAAACTTTTACAAATCTATTATTTTCTAAACTATCAAAATAATAACATAAAGTTGCTTTATCAAATTTTATTTTTAAATTACCTACTTCACCATTTGAACGTGGTTTTATTTTATGAAATATAATATCTGCTTCATTATATTCATGATTTTCACGGTGTACTGTTATCATGCACTTTCCTGAATTATACCATTCACTACCACCCTTTAAATCGTATGGACTTGGTGGGTTTCTTTTTCCGTTTTCTTTTTCAGTCAACTTAGGGTGTATAATTGTGTGAAAATGTAAATTGTTTTCTTCTGCTAAATAATTTCTCAAAGGTAAAATATATTCTAAATATTGTGCGTATCCTCCATACGTTGCATAATCGTGGTTTAAATCTTTCCAGCTATCGATTGAAGCTGTATGTAATTCTTTTTCGTACTTTAATTCAACAGCCCATTCCCAAAATTCCTTAGGTGTTATTTTTCCTTTTGTGTCTTTTCGTGTTATGATATTAAAATGGTTTAATACCCATTCCATTCCCATTGTAATTTCTAAATCTGTAATTACATTTTCTGCGTTTGGATCAAAACTTTTACCCGTCTTTTTCTGAATTAAATCCGCTACAATTTCAGTTGTATTACCAACATCAGGAAAATAAACTAAATGTTTCCAACCATAAAACTTTGAAGTATTAATTAAACATTCCATTAAAACCTGGGTTTTTCCACTTTGAGGAAATCCAGTCCAATCAGTACAGTTGCCTAAACTCATTGAATAGTATTTATGAAGTTCAACAAAGCCTAAATACTTTCCTTTGTTATGGTAATTATCTCGGTGTTTATATAGCTTACTTACTACATCACCTTGTTCTGTTATTTTAAATCCTTCTATCATTGCCATGCGAATTTAAAATTATTTTCTTTTGGTCTATTTTCATTTAGGTATTTTTCAAAATTAGCAAGTCTTAAAAAATGATCAGGTGTTGCATTTTTATTTTCAATTACCCAAACGTTATTAATCATATTTTCAAAAGCTAAACTCCATTCATCAGTAGTGTATTTATCCAATAACTTTTTTAAATTATTTTCTGTTTGGTTGTTTAAGGTTCTAAATTTAGCTTGAGGTTTTCCGTGTTTTACAAATTCAGCATTAAACCAATTTAAAAATTTATTTACACGTTCCTGAAAAGGAACTTTAGTATATTCTTCTTTCTCTTTCTCTTTCTCTTTTAATTGTACCGTAGGGGCTTCAACACCCCCTTGCTTACCCCCTTCGGTAGGGTCTTGTAAAGGCTCTTTAGTTTTGTTTTCATAACCTTCAATTTGTCTATCAATAGAATGTTTTTGAGAAAGATAAGCGAATTTAACCATGCCTTCTAAATCAGTTTCAACTCCAGTAAATTGTCGTTTCATTAACGCATCGTAAAATGCTAAACGATCCTTGTCGTTTAATTCGTTTGCTACATCCCAATAGCTACGATAAAAGTTAAATGTTTTTCTCATCTTCTATCAGTGCTATTTCTTTACGTAATTCTTTACTAAATCTTATTGCGGTTTTTTTATCTAAAGCAATCCAAATTTCAGGAGCTGCTTCTTCTTTTATCCCAATAAAAATTTCTTGCTTTGTATTACAAAAACATCTTAATTCGTGGTCGGTTGTTTCTGATTTTTCAGAACCATAAAAAATAATTTGTACCATTTTGGTTGTAAAGGTTTTCAGAAAACCAGTAAACTTTTAAACATAAAAAAAACCCCTTAAATCCTTTGGGGCTTCACATCCAAATTCATTAAGAGGCTTAATAACTTCTTTTCAGTTCTATAGTGTGAAGCCGAACTGTTTACAAATATAATAATTATTTTTTAATCAAACTCGTTGTTTATCCAAATTTTTATTAATTTTCTTTTCCAGTATTTTTCTACTCTTAAATTCCTTACCATTAAAGGTTGGTGTCTAAACCTTGTTAGGTTTCTGCGTTTCTTCATTCGTTTTTTCATTTTCTTCCGTAATTTAATCCTTCAATAAATTGGTGTCTTACTTTAATATCAAGCCTTGCTTTAAAGTTAAAATACTCATATATAATTCCCTCGTAACCGTAGTTGATTTTACGTCCGTGTTCTTTTATAGAATTAAAATATTTGCGTTCGTCATTTGATAACTGCCTTGATTGTATTCCAATTCTGCGATAAACGATACTAAAACACGTACCATGAATTTCCTCTGATATTACAACAGCAAAAGGAACTTTTAATAAATACAATTCTTTAATTAGATTTTCCATTAAAGTAGTTATATATCAGTCCAATACAAATACTTAAAAACCCAACTCCAAAAAGTAATAACGCCATTTTAGCTTCTTCAATCATACCTTACTTTTTATTACAAGTTTCAATTCTCCGTTTATATCTCTTTCAACTGAACTATAATCTTCAATAGGACGTAACTCATGGTAAAATTGTGTAAATTCGAATTTATGCCATTTATCTTCATTCTCCGAGCTTTTTCTATCTCCATGGTGTGATTCTATTCCTGAACTAATTAAGTCCTTTAAATCGCTTAAAATTAGCGTTAAATCGCTTTTTTCTGTCCACTCTAACTTGATGTGAACTTCCTTTGTTCGTTTTTGCTTAATTTGCCAGTTCATTTTGTAGGGTTTAATATTGCTTCTAAATAATCGTTGTAAAGTTTTTCGTTGAATGATCCGCCTTTGTCCTCCGGGCAAATCTTTGTTTTCCATTTACGCTTTAAATAAGTGATGTTAGGACGATGTGGATAATACACATTTTCATGTTTAGTTGATTTCATGTTTTTTAGTTTTAGAGATTAATACTAAAGTTAGGCAAAATATACCCAACCCCATTAAAAAATAGCTTTCAAAATTATATCCTATCAAAGATACAACTGATGTAATTAAGATTCCTGTTCGTTTTTTCATAAGACTTGTTTAATTATTTTCTGCTAAATTAATATAAATTATTAATATAATACCAATCTATACGAAATATTTTAAAAAAAGTTTCATAAAAATAAAAAACCCCTGCCGAAACAGAGGTTAATTAAACAAAGCATTATGAAGAAATGCGTACAAATCTACTTAGAAAATCTTTTCAAAACAAATTTAACGATTCTTTTTGCCAATAATTTAAAGAATCCCCCTTTAGCATCGACTTTCACCTCCAAACCTTCAAAGGATTTTTTCACGTGAATGTCAATATTTTTACCGTCAAGGTTAAATTCTTTCGTCAATTCGTCTTTAACTATGTTTACATCCACGTTCTTAGTGTCAATATCTACTTTCAAGTTTACTCCGTCTTTTTCTAAATCCATATCGAAGTTATCTGTATCTATTTTAATCTTTTTCTTTGCCATTTTAAAATTCGTTAATTAAACATATTGAAACACTTGGATAGTCCTTTGCCATCCTTACCATTCTTTCGTAGTCTGGATTGTTATTCAACACTAAACAACCCTCTGACCAACCGCCAATTTTAGTGGCTACTTGTTGACTACCTTTATTGTAAGTTGCTCCATGAATATTCATGTAAATAATATCCGTTTTTATTTCTGTTGTAGGATTCGTTTTACCGTCGTTTGTATAATCTCGTCGATATGGAACGCCTTTACGCTGTCTAAGTGCCTCCATTTTGCCTCTATGAAGCCCGTATGAATAAGCATCGTAATTCCAAAGGTCAGCTTCCATTACGGCAGTTCCTTTATTGCCTTTGTTTGTAGTACATGAAGTTACAAACTGAAATTTCTCACCTATCCAAACATAACACTTATCGTCAAACTGATCGTTACCGTCTTCATTAGAACGAACAAATAATAACCATAAACCACTTGGAATACTTTTGTAGTTAGGCATTGCTTTTACTCGTGCTAATAATTGATTATCTGTGTAGCTTTTTACGTTGCTCATAACTTAGTTTTAAGGTGCATCGTAGTGTAATACTTCTTGCTTTCTCTTTTTAGATTCGTAGCTTATAACGGCTGTGTCTTTTATTGGTGCAATTGGTTGCTGTTGGTCTTTTGTAACTGATTCTTTTTCTAAACAGTTATAAAGACGGACTTTTAAATCTTGCACCTCAAAGTGTGTATATCCTAACCATAATGCAAGTACACCGATTGCTCCGTGTTTTTTTACTACTTCTAAAATTTGATTTGTTAAAGGTATCATAGTTTAATTAATTTTCAAAAGGATTAGGAGTTATAACTTCAAATGTTTCGGAATCTCCTAAAACTACTTGTAAACTTTCATCGTATATAATATACCAAAATACAGGTGTGTTTAATTGAGCAATATTATATTCTATCCAATTTTGAGTTATGTCAGTAGGAGAAACAGGTATTCCGTAATAAGTATCTACTTGTTCCCTTGCGTTAATAGCATCTTGTTCGTTCGTGTATTTATAACCTGTTACTTGCATTAGTATATTGAATAAAAAGTATTAATATTTGTTTCAATTCCTGTTCTATTTGTACTTTGATTTAAATTATAAAAAACAATTTCTTGTAAACTACAAGTTGGTAAAAATCCATTACCGCCTAAATAATTTCCAATCGAACCTATTTGATTTGTAATTGAAGCCGTTAATTCAGTAGAAGCAAGTGAACTACCATTTTTATAAATTGATGTTGTTCCAGTTGCATTTAAACCAGTTAATAATAATTGAGCAGTTGTTGTATCAGCAGAATTACTTGCTATATAATGAGTTGTTTTAGCTTGTAAATAATATTTATCATCAGTCCATAAACTAAATAAATACTGTTGAGCAGAACCACCACTTAAAGCATATAATCTATTCCCAGAAGCTGTTCTTTTACCAACAAACGATTGATAGTTTGAAGCAGAAACATTTATTGTACTTGTCAAGTTAAAAGAATCATTTGTTCCGTCTAAAACAGCACAAGGCTTATTATTTATTTTATCAATAGTTCCTGAATTTACTATTCTTGGTTGATTAGCCGCAGTTGTTTGAACAGCATTATTTGCGTTTCCACTTTGGTCGTACCATGTAGTTATAAATCCACTACCAGCACCAACAAAAGTAGTTAAAGCAGTTTCGTCTAAAACATTATTTGAATCGTAACCTATATTTAATTCAGTATTATCTGAACTTCTACGAACACGAATTAAAGAACCTGTGTAAGAAGTGCTTAATCTTCTAAGTGAATAAGCAGCAGCAGCACCTGAATAAGTGTCAAGTAATCCTGTAAATGTTGGAGCTCCTGAAATATCCGTTAAACCCGCCCAACTATCTGCGTGAATATCACCCCAACCAATAGCATTGTTTGCACCTTGCCCCCAACCTATTGCGTTGTTAGCTGCACCGTCACCCCATCCGTTACTATTTGCCATAATTACGTAGTTTTATCACCAAACATTACCCATTCGTTTGTAAGGCGTTTTCTTAATGTTATAACTGAATATTGTCCGTTTGTCTTATATTCAGCATTCGAACTTCTTAAAGTAACACCAGAAGCACCCGAAATAGTTACTTGACCTGTGCCTAACTGACAAACATAAATTACCGTTCCAACAGGAATTGCCGTAGTTGCATTGGCTGGGATAGTTACCGTTTCAGCACTTGAACTATCTATCTCAACCATGTAATACGAATTATCCAAAGTAAGCGTGTGTGAAGCACTATATTTTACACCAGCTATCTGTACTATCTCTGCTCCTGTTACGTACTTAGAATCATACGTAGAACCGTTATAATCAGCTATTGGAATCCTATCTGTTCTTTCTAACGTAGCCGCTTTCGCTGTTAGTTGACTTATCTTTACGTCCGCCATTTATTTTACTTAAATATATTTGTAACTTCTTTATGTTTTCTTCCTTTGGATTGTACCGTTTTTTCATATAAACCAACCAAAATAATTATTATTAGTATCAGGATACATATCTCCGTTTGAATTAAGATTGTACTCTGGAAATAAATTCATGTTAAAACTCATGTAATCAATGAATCTTTCTGTATAATGTTGTGCTATGCTTCTTTCCTTTTCTATTAAGAAATCGATTTCGTTTTTTTCTACGTTTGTAGCATTCTCTGAATTATGCTTATAAACGCCTTTATTTGCGATTGTATAAGCTGCAAAGGGTAAGTATTCAACCATAGCCCAATGTATCAGCATAGGTTTTATATACGTTGTTGTAAGCGATAAATAATCACCTGTCAAGTCATCGTTTTCAATATCCGTCTTAATCTTGTCCAAAAGACGAGTTCCTAAAAAGTTTTGGATATGAATATCTTGAGCTACTTTTATCCATTGAATAAAGTTATCAGTATCTACATTGCCATTCATAGCAGTAAACTTTACAACGTCATCTCTCGTAATTAATAATACTTCTGCCATCTTATTTTTTGTAATATCCTCTATTTGGCATATCAAAAGGTCTTTGACTTACCAAAGTTGGATTTTTAATTATGTAACCTAATTTTTCAGCTTTACGTCCAGCAATTTGTTTAGCCTCATTTACATCAATAGCTTTACCTTCAAATGTTGCATAAACTTGTTTGTTCCAACGGTGATAACAATTTGGCCCACCTTTATACAACCATACAGAATATTTAGAAGCTCCGTTTATTCCAAAACCCGGGTTAACAGGTTGCCCATCCATTTTTAAAATATCTTCTTTACGGTAAACTTTATTTGCTCCCATCATTGCTTTACAAAACGGCCTGCCTTTTCCTGACTTACCTCCAGTATCACCAGCATAAACATATCGAGTTAAAAACTTAACACCGTCAATTACCGCATCCTGACCGCTTCTTAAGTTAGGTCTTGGATCGCCTGTGCTAACTAAATTTACAACCTTAGACAATAAACTTTGTTTAGGTTCTTTGCTTAGTATTTCGTTATCTAAATCGTCTGTATCGTAATCTACTTCGTGTTCGTCTATTAATATCCATTCGGGATTAACGTCTTCGCCTAAGTCAATTAATGCTTGAGCTAACGCATCAGTTTGTGAACTTAACTCCGTTCCTGTTTCTTCTGCTACTTGTTCCTCTGTTTGTGCGTTTTCTAAGTCTGTAAATTCTAAAGGTTGAAGCGTTTTAAAGAATAATTTTAAAGATATTCCGTTGTAAGCTAAAATAGTATCAAACGCATCTAATAATTCTTCTTGCAATGGCTTAATAACCATGTTATCAAATAGAATACTTGAGTTTTGTAGCTCATCAGCGTTACTTGAGAACCCATTAGTTGAAGCAATACCAAATAACAAAGGAGAAGTTACGTTGTGTCCTAACATTATCTTACGCAAACATTCTTCACTTAAATAAGTATAATGGTCAGGTGCATCATTTAAAGGAATATCATCAACAGTAGTTTTACTTTCTTGGTTTAAATTAAATGCTACAATAACCTTTTGACCTCTCGAACCTGTTAATTTGCTTAAAACTTTATTTGAAATAATTTCTTGTTGTTCTTCACTTGGAACACCGTTGTTAAAGTTTACAACCTTAGTGCCCGAGAATCCGTTTTGAACCTCGTTAATTAAATAGTCAGCAACTTCTTCTTCAAGTAAAGCGTATGGAATAGCACCTTGATAATCAGGATAAGCGTAATACTTCATTCCAACAGCATACGGCTTTACAAATAAAATCTCGATTTGCTCATTTGAATATCCAAATGCAGGTATTCTTTTAGGTGCATATTTCTTAACGTCTAACCAATTATCAGAATAATAATATGCCTCAACTTCACCCTCTTTATTGCACTTTTCAGCTCTTAATAAATTTACAGGTATATGATAAGCCTTTAAAATAGTCTTGTGGTCTTTTGAATAATGTACTTGGATAGCGAACTGCCCCAACATTTTTCTATCCATAACCATTTTACGAATACAATCCTTATTGAACAAAGTCATCATTTGAGCGTACTCATTTGGCTTTTTAGACGCATCTAAAGCACTTAAACCACGTCCATATACTAATCTACTAATATTGTTTATAATAGCGTTATTCGTCGTAGAATTCGTGTATCTGTCGATTAGATATTGGAAGTAATTATTGTCTTCACCAAATTCAACCCAAGCATCTCTTTTAGATTCTTGAATCGTAGGCGTTGTGTAAGCACTTAAATTTAAAACGTGTATATTACTCATAAACTATAAATGTATTGCCAGTAGTGTTTGAAACATACTGTCCGTTGTTAACTGAAAAACTTACTATACTTTGGTCTGTACAAAATATTCTATCACGGTAAACTATCGTGTCACCGTCTTTAATTAGTAAATCGTAAAAATGATTTTCAACTAAATTATATTCAGCTTCTAACGTAGAATAATATTCACCTTCTGTAAATGTAAACGGTGTTATTTTAACTGTTTCATTTGTTTGGTCGTCTGTAATATACACGTCATTAAAAGTCGAACTACGTGGAATAAACGCAAATGTTTGCGGGGTTGTATCTGTTGTTAGTACAATCATATATCTATAACGCCAAAACTTAGAAATTGTCCAAAAACAAAAAACCCCACCGTAATGGTAGGGTCTTTCTGCAAGATATATATGGATTAATTGGTAACAATTATAGCGTCATCAGTACCATCGTTAAAGATAGCAGCTAATTCGCTTTCAGTAGTACAATCCAAGAAATTGGCCGGTATGCGCTCCATGGCCGTAAAAGTCAAGTTATATCCGTTGAAATCTCCCATTGCAGTTCCCGAAGAAACAGTACCAGCAGTTACGTCGCATCCTTGCTCAAGTCCAGCCAAGAAATATTGGTGGTCTCTTGTTTCAACAACGATTCTTGGGCGTCCGTAAGCTAACATTTTTACATTCTTGTGCGTAGCAATATCTTGCTTTTTCAATTGTGCAGTCAATACTTGCTCAAAAAATGTAGTACCGTTATCTCTTGAAGTTTGGATAGTTTGCTCAAATCCGTTAGCACCTTTTAACTCATATTTGTACAAAGACAATTGAGAGGCTGGAGTCCATGCTTCAATTACATCAGAATTACCCGAAGTACCGTAAGTAATGTCTTCTGTTGCTAAATCTCCATAGTTAATGAAGTAAATGTTTAAAAGTCCTGAAATTGCATCTTTACAGGCTTCTAATCTTCCGTTTGCTATATCACAGCTCATTTTATTATATTTTTAATGTTAAACAAAAAAGGGAAGGCATTTTACCTCCCCTCGTTTTAAGTTAGTTTATATTAGTTAGCAGAGTTTGTAATACCGTAAGTTACAACGTCAGAAGCAAAACCATACTTAGCATCAGCAGAAAATCGCATAACTACTCTACAATTTTGTGAGCCGTCATTTTCTGCCATGTCAATTACTCGTACTTCATTCATATCCGACATTAGCGATGTCGCAAAGAATAAGTTAGTAGTTTGAGAAAGTAACGCAGTATTAGCAGCAAGTCCGTTAGCCATAAATACAGGAACACCGTCAAAGAACAAATCATTCAATGATTGGTTAGTTCCTTTGTTATCGTAACCGTTAGCACCTACTCCAGCAGCAGCAAATCCACCCAATGCACGAACGTAAGCTCTGTAAATGTTAGAAGAAACATAGATTTTCAAATCTTCTTTTCCATAAAGAGCAGCA